ACAGGATGGACATACACGGAGAAATAATATGGCAAATTACGAAGCAACTAAATATGATTTTGATGGAGCAAACCTTACAGGTATAGAAGGTATTCCAACAGCAACTATTGTGCCGTGGACTTCAGCATCAGTGCCATCTGGATTTTTAGAATGTGATGGCGCAGCAGTTTCAAGATCAACTTATGCAACTCTATTTGGAATCGTAGGTACAACTTATGGTGCCGGTGATGGATCAAGTACTTTTAACGTTCCTAATTTAGCAGATAACGTACCGATAGGTAAATCTGGAACTAAAGCTTTAGCATCAACAGGTGGAGCAAATACTGTATCAGTTACTGCTACTGGAAATGTTGGAGGATCGACAGCTAATGCAACTTTATCAACTTCACAACTAGCAAGTCACACTCACACTACAAAAAAAGGTCCAGCCGCAGATAACCCTGATGGTGTACCTGGTGCAGGTACTCCAAGAAACACAGGAAATGGTCTTAATAACGCAGGATCTGGTTCTGGTCACTCTCACAATATGAGTGCAACCTTTTCAGGAAGTGCAGTTAATGCAGCAATTATACAACCTTACTTAGCAGTAATTTATATTATTAAAACTTAGGAGAAAATATGGCAACAAAAGCACAATGGGTAGTAGTATTTGAGGACAAAGCAGTTATTAAAAATTTTGCTGAAGGAGCTAGTGAGGGAATTGGTTATGTAATTTCTGATGACGATTTCTGGGGATTATCAAAGTGGTCTAACATTTGGGCTATTCAATACGGGACACCTAATTCTAGTGACACTGTAGAATACAGAGATAACACTCCTCACTCTACTTGGGAAGACGCTAACTTGGGTGATTTTTTAGATTTTACTAGCAGATGGGACGCAGCTCATTTAACTCAATTACAATCTGATTGGGACAATAATACTCTTTTAAACGCTGAAGGTAATGAAATTTCTGAAACAGAAACAGATAAAATAGCTAGATTAGGTGCAAGACCTACTTCTTATTCTTCTTAATTATCTTAACATCATCCAAGAAGTTAAAATATATTTTTCACCAGACAATGGTGGATTACCTCTATGTACATAAGGAAATCCTGCAGGCCAAATAACTATTCTACCTGTTTTAGGTTTTACTCTTTTTGAAAAATGTAAAAATTCTGTTTCTCCACCCTCTTCTACATCATTTAAATATATAGAAAATACAAAAGCTCTAGATTCACAATCAAATCCTTGTCCATGTTCAACATGCCAAACATGATAACCCTCTGTAGGTAAAGTTTTTTGAATTTTTAATTCTGTAAAATGAAGAGGAACTCCGTAAGAATCACCTGCTCCAGTGGTGGTAGAATAATGTTTAAAAGCCATATCAAAATTTAACATCATTGGTTTTAACGATTCCCACCACACATCAATATTACCACCATTTGCAAAATATTGCTGATCTTGTTTTGCTAAAGTGGATGCTTGTTCAAAAGAAATTCTATTTAGTGTTTTTTTGAGTTTATCTTCATCTTCAAAAATTTTAATAGCTTTATTACACTCTTCTACAGTAATGTAATTGTCATATATACCTATAAAATTATCTATATTAACTTTTTTTTCATTCATACTATATATTTTTATACCATGCTGCTAAAGTATATCTAGGTCCTTTTTTAACAGGTAATACTCCATGTTTATAATACATTCCATTAAAAAATAAACCTTTTCCTTTTATAGGTTTTATTATTAGACCTTCTTCAAAAAAAGTTTGTCCTCCTAAATAATCACTATTTAAATACATTATAGATGAGTATATTGTTTTTATTTTTTTATAATTTTTTTTACTTCTATCAAAATGTAATTGTTGACTACAATCATCTGTCCACTTAACTATTTTAATCCAATCAATTTTACATTTTTGACTATAAACATGTTTATTTATTTTATTAAATAAATAACTAAATTCTTTTATACTAGTTATATTTATATCCATTATATATCTATTATAATTTACTGGATGTAATTCTGCTAAAGATGTGTTGTTTTCAAAAAAATCTATTAATTTTTTACATAATTTAAATGATAAAAAATTTTCAATTATTTCAATTTTATTTTTCATTTTAATTTGGTTCTGTGTTTATATTATATTTAAGCCCATCCGCAGGATTAAAGTTATATTCTTTCATCAATTTATTCTTTTCTAAATTTAATTTTTCTATTACAGATTGTGGTGTGTCTTGTAAAAAACAATTAACACTATACCTTATTCCTTTAGTAATTGGTTTTACCTCATGAACCCAATAATGGTCTGCAGGGAAAATTAAACTATCTCCTTTTTTTAATTTAATTGTTTTTTTACCCCTAAAAAATACAAAGTTTCCTCCCTCATAATCTTCATTTAAATTAAAAGTACAAGATCCATACACATGAGCATCATGATCTGAGTGGGGATGAATTTTAGCACCCGTGTCATATTTCATTAATCTAATTTTATGTGAGTATAAAAAATTATATTTTCTAGCGCTATGAAACATTTTAAATTTATCAGTATAAGAATGATATAAATTTATCATTTTTTCTATAGCTGTAGCTATTACTTTATATTCTTTACTACCACAAGGCACGTCTATTACATTAAAAGTTGACCAAGTATCTATGTTAGTTGAGGCTTCCGGACAATGTTCTTGCACGCTTTTATCTTTATTTAGCTCATAGTATTGTATTAAATTATCACATTCTTTTGAAGAAAGAAATTTTTTTTTGTGTAAAATTAATTTAGAAATATCTATTGTTGATTTACTCATCATTTTTATTTTCATATACAAATATTTGTATTGTTTTTCTAGAAACCAATGGTTTTGTTACGTTGACTACTTTATGTGATAAAGGGGATTTAACAATAACTAGTGAGTTACCTACTAATGGTATGAATCCATTAACATTTTTACTTTTAAATAAAAACTCTCCTCCAAATTTAGAGTTCCATCTTCTATTTATATAATAAGTTATACCATATTTATAACTACCATCATCATGCCAGTTTATTCCAGCTTGGTCTTCCATAGAATGAAACATACAACTAAAGTTGTAGTTACTAATTTTGTGGTAAGGATTATTTTTTATTAAAGTCATTAGTTTATGTAAAGGTTGGTAGTTTGTATCTAATGCAGAGTTTTTAGTATAATTTTTATGTCCATATAATAGACCAGGTTGCCATGAATTATTTACAGACGATAAATTTAATAATTTACTTTTAAATGAATCATAATGTATTTTTTTATATGTTTGATAATCTAAAAAATTTTGAATGTAATATAGTTTTTCTGGTATTGAATATACTAGTTTCATGATTCTAAAAAACAATTAATTGAATATCTAGTACCTTTAGTAACTGGCTCTGTCCCATGAATCCAAATAGGTTCGGCAGGAAATATAATAGCATCGCCTGTTTTAAAAGTTTCTTTTATTTGACCGTCAAAAAATCTAAATTCTCCTCCCTCATAATCTTCATTTAAATTTAATGTGCAAGAAGCTCTTATATTGTCTGCAACATCTGAATGATCTTTTATAAAACTTCCTTTTTCATATTTTAATATTCTAATATTTCCACTAGACTTAATCAAACGATTATTAAATGTAGGAGATATTTTTTTATTTTTAATATGTTGTACATAATTAGCTATCATTATAGATATATATGTTTTAGATTCATTTAAAGCATACAAAATATCTTTATTGGGATTATCTATTCTAGATAGATTTAAACATTTAAAATTATCTATTTCTGATTTTTCAGTTTTAAACTTATAACTTTCTTCCTGGAAATGAAATTCAGGATATTTATTAAATATTTCTATAATTTTTTTACAAGTGTTTTTAGAAATTAAATTATTAATTCTATGTTTTAAATCTGATATTTTATAATTATACGACATAATTTTATTGGTTTATATTTATTTCATATTTAAAAGTTAAAACCATTCTTAGGTCATTAAATTTTCTTACAGTTTCTCTAGCACAATGTTCTATTAAGCCATCAAAAATTACAATTCTTCCAGGTTTAGGTATCACACTTTTTTGAATATCTTGTCTATCTGCATCGTAAAAAACTGTTTCTCCTCCTAAACTTAAATCCCATGTATTGTTTAAATAATACATAACTGTTATACCTCCTTGTGAATTTAAATTATAATCTGTGTGAGATTCATGCACTGTTCCATAAGGATTACCACTAGCATAGATTCTTTCTAAAGTAAGTAAATCAAAATATTTAAAATCTTTTAAAATCTTTTCTGTACTTTTTTTAAATTTTAATTCTATTTTATTTTTAAATTTTGGATAATATCTAAAATTTCTCCATGTATTTCTGTTTTGTCCAGAACCTATAAATTTCCAAGGCACCTTGTCTCTAAAATGAAAATAAGACTGCATAATGTCTTCTTCGTCAAAATAATTATCTATTACTTTAATAAACTTTTGATCTAAATGATTTGCTAAAGATATTATTCTTAAATTTTTTGTTTTAAATCTATCTTTACTATAAGTATAAACTAAAGATTCTGCATTTTGACCTATTAAATTTTTAATAATTTGTCTGTCTTTCTCTACTTCTATAGTAAATACTTCATTGCTATATATAGAGTGAAACAAACCTGCATAACAAATATCTTCAGAGCACTGCCATTTTCTAAGTTTATTGAAAACATTTAGATGATGTTGAAAAAAATTTGTATTATTATGTGGTATATTTTGAGTTTTTTTTCTAACAAGATAATTTATACAATTTATATATTTATTCATTCTTTAATTTTCTCTCTTTCATTATCTATATAATTAATATATAAAGCATTATATGCTACAAAAATTAAATTTCAAGCCTATTTTACTAACAACTATAATAAGAAAACTATATGCTACAAAAATTAGGCTTTCTACCGGGATTCAATAAACAAGTCACAGAAACAGGAGCTGAGTCTCAATGGACTGGTGGCGAGAACGTACGTTTTAGATATGGTACACCAGAAAAAATTGGTGGTTGGGCTCAATTAGGATCTACTAGTTTATGTGGTCCAACAAGAGCTTTGCATCACATGGTTAATAAAACATCAATCAAGTATGCTATTCTAGGAACTAATAGAATTTTATATGCTTACACAGGTGGAGTTTATTATGACATTCATCCAATTAAAACAGATTTTGGAGCACTAACAGATAAACTAGCTTGTACATCAGGTTCACCTATTCTTACTATTACTTTATCATCGACGTCCGGTATGACTGCCGGAGATATTTTATTTCTTGAAAGCGTTACACCTCCAACAGGTTCCGGTTATTCCGCTGCTGATTTTGATGATAAAACATTTATGATTACTTCGGTAGTCGATACTACTTCAGTTACTATTACTATGGGATCTAACGCTAGTGCTTCTGCAACCGACGGAGATCTATCTGTTAAATATTATTACCCGGTAGGACCGGCTCAACAACTAGGAGTTTATGGTTATGGTATTTCTA